TGGGAGGCCGTTAATCATGCGACAAAGCCAATGGAGAAAGAACCAGCAACGGTTTCAAGCATTCGTTTGAACTCTTGGCCATATTGAGTGGCCTCCAGCCCCTTGCCATACACTTTGCCTTCAGTGGCGCCAATTTGAACGCCCATTTGTGCAAGTTGAATGGCAATAATATGTGCCGTCAGATGCTTTACTGCACGATCAGTTTGATCACCAAACACATCTTCCGAGGCGTCGGCAGTAGCTTCAGTGATGGCCCCGTTTACAATTCCCGATGGATGGGGAGTGAATTCGGGGAAGCGCGTAAGAAAGCTTTCGTAAGTAACGGTCATGATCAAGCCTTCCCGATCTTGATTGCTTCTTGACGCTTGGTAATGGCATTACGAATTCTGACGCGCCCTTCGCTTTTCTTCCATTCTGCAAGTTGATCCAGATCGTGAATCACCTCAAGAATGCGAAAAGCTTCCACCAGAGGCATGTTGACCAGTGTCTGAACATCCTGAGGAATGGTTTCCACAGTGAGTTGTTCTTTCACTTCTTCAATGGCGCCGATAGTCATCAACCGTTTGACGGTTTTATTCTCTCGTGCGGTTTTCCATTGAAGCTCTGGGATGTCCTGATTAAGACCAGGCGCCAGTTGGATCAGGCCAGTATCCGTGATAATGCCAAAACCACCTTCACGCGGCGGGTTTTCAAGCTCAGGGCGGTAAGCAATTAACATTTTGTGTTCAATTAGAACTGTCAATTAGCTTAACGCCCATTGCTTGTCTAGGCTCAAGCCGAAGCTTGAACGTAGATGACGCTCTTGGGGTAGTACAGAGCCACACCACCCACGCGAGCATGAGCAGGAACAATGAACTCAAGACCGCGCTGCTGGGGCGGGAAAAGCTCCAGGGGTTGGGGGATGTGCAGTTGCACTTTCTCGGGGTCACGCTTGTACACCACCATGCGGTTAGTGTTCAGAACGCTGTTGTCTGCATCCAGTTGGTTGATAGGTTCAACGTTACGGATGTAGGGGTTGGTGCGGAGGAAATACTCAAGCACAGTCACGTCCGAAGAATCGGAGTTGCGAGTGGTGCTAATTTTGTTGTAGTCCTCGTAAGCCAACAGGATGGTGTCGGGCTGCTCCTTCATGTTGGAGGCGTTGATGATGGCGCTAACGCCATAGTTCAACAGTTCCAGCATGTCTTGAGCAGTGCCGCTAGCAGTGGTGCCAGTGAACCACTTGTCAGCAGTAATAACGTCAACAGTGGCGTTGTTGAAGAAACCAGCCAGGCCAACGCTCGATTCACCGAACATTGCAACGGCTTCAACTTTCTCTTCGTAAGCACGACGAACGGCAGAAGCGCGACGTTGCTCAAGAGCAATGTTTGCCATTTGAGCGGCACGCAGTTCCTGCACGGTGTAGCCGAAGCTACCGCCGAACGAACGGATGTTGATGCTCTTCTCCACTTGGCTAATGTCGGCACGGGGCAGATCATCAGCAGCGTCCGCAATCAGCTTGAACTCTCCAGTGGAGTCCATGATGCGGAAGGTGAAGGTTTGTGCGCCAGGACCAGCTTCGCTGGTTACAGGCAGCAGGGTGGGGTATTTGATGTCGGCATAAGTGACTTCAAATACTTGGGGGCGGATGAACTCAAGCTGACGCTCAAGAAACAGGCCCGCTTCGTCCATGCGAAAATCAGACATTAGTAGGGCCTCCTATCAAGAATCAGCGGAGAGAGTGAAGCTAGGACCATTCAGTTCCAGGATCGCCAGTCCGCTACCAGTGGTAGCAGAAAGGAAACGAGCATTGGAAAGGCGAACAGTTTTGCCAGAAGCAAAGGCATGGCTAAATTGACCAGCTTTGCCAGTGCCGCTTGCTGAGAACAGCACGCGAACCACAGACGAAGGATTGACAGCGCCAGTCACATAGACAGCCACTGCGCCTTCGTTGGCAACGTTCAGCACTTGATCAATCTTTACGCCAGGACGGTTGTCGCTATTAAGCGCAGTTTCGTCAACGTAGGTGAGCACGTTGATGCCAACTACGGTGTCGCCACTAGCGGAAAGGGTTTTAGCAGAGTTGGCAACGGTGCCAGCAGAGTTGTACACTTGTACATCACCGAAAGGCAGGACAACTGCGGTTTCGTTGATATAGGTGCCAATGGTGTTGTCGCGGATGTCAGTGAGTTGGCCTTCCAGAAGCGCAGCGTGGGTCAGAGCATAGCTCTGTTGCACACCACCAGCGGAAGCGGTCCCTGACGTGGTAAAAGTTACGGCCATGGGTCAGCGCTCCTTAGAGACGGAGAGAGGGGATTTCCAAGCATTCTGCAGCTTATCCATATAGGACGAAGGAGCAGACATTGGGGAAGCAATGGAAGCAACGGCTTTACGCAGTTCTTCCGTAGCAGCAGAATCGCCACGAGGAGCAGATTCGGCCAAGGTGTCGAACATCGCAGTCACATAATCATCGGAGCGTTCCGACAGATCAGCATCACCACGAATAGCCTTGATGGAAGCTTCCATGATTTCACGGGCAGATTTGCCAGCAAAGTCAAAAGCGGAGTCAAGGGAAGTACGAGCTTTGTCGATTAGCGCAATGCGCTCTTCAACAAGGCTGTCAACATTCACTTGCTTGGCAGTGTCAAGGTCAGTCTTGAGGCTTTCCACTTCTTCGGCAAGGGCATCGGCCCGCCCTTCGGCAGAGTCGCACTTACCTTTCATTTCTTTTTGCATGGCGTCCATTTCTTCCTTCATCTCGGAAGCTTTGGCCATCATGCCATCGTACATTTTCTTCATGTCCTCGTAGGACATTTTGGCGTCTTCCCGTTCTTTGGTGATCGCCAGAGCTACGCTCTCGGTCACCTCAAACTCAGCGCCATCAAAATTGACTTTTGCAGTCATAGATGGTTCCTCAATGGGAGTAAATAGAGAAGGATCGGCAGCATCCAGACGATCTAGATGAAGCTTCACTTGCGGGCCAGCGCGACCTCTGCGAACAACAGCAATGTGATTTCCGTTGATTTCCTTTTGGATGCCATCGTAATTCTCACCACTGTCAGTTACACCAGGAGTCGCCTCGTAATTGACGCGATAGCCTGCGCTGACCTCCTTCGCATCACCACGCATAATGCGCTCAATGGCATCTTTATCAGTGATAGTCATAACTGCACGGACAAAGCCGTTGTCATATACCACTTCAGTGCCACTGAAGCCAATTTGATAGTCCTTGGTATTAACACTATCTAATAAGACTGGCGGGTGCTCAAGAGTGATT